TGAGTCCAGCCATAGCCGATCGTCCAGACGCCGACGCTGTCCTGGTAGGCGGTGAGCTTGCAGCCTTCGAACAGCTTGATCAGGGCAATGCCTTTTTCACTGGTTTGCATCACCGCCTCCAAAGCGAGAATTAAACACCCGGGAAGCCATAACTTTAACCTGCTCTACACCAACAAACCCGAGCGCGCCACCGATGGCAATCGACAGGGACTGTGGGAGGTTGAAGTAATCAAGAGCTGACACAGCAGTAAGGGTCAGAGCCCCACAGATTGCCCCCTCAAGTAGCATTTTCTTCCAGCCGCCACCGCCGTAAGCGATTCGTAATGCGGCCATGGCAACCGATAGCAAGACGGCACCCATCGGCGTTTCGCCACGCCACCAGCTGTGGAGTAGTTCGATAAACTCCGTCCAGGAGTGGGGATCGTTATGCATTTTCATAGTCTCTAACCTCCGGCTTAAAAGCGGGGGCTGTGTGTTTAAAAGGGGTCAGGCCCTCGGGACGATTTAACAAGAAGGCATGTCGAGGATGGTTCCCGGGGCCTGGAATAAAAAACCCGGCGACAGGCCGGGAAGATGAGGGTAAGGCAATGTCGGCTCTCTGGCCGAAGGGTCCCAGGTAGTGGGTTCTGGTGCCGGGCAAAGGAATCGAACCTCTGACGCGCAGCTTACAAGGCTGCCGCTCTGCCACTGAACTAGACCGGCGAATTTGGTGGAACCCGATGGAATCGAACCATCTCCTAATGCTCTTCAGGCATCCGCGCGAACCATCTACGCCAGAGTTCCGTAATTTGGCGGGACAGGAAGGATTCGAACCTTCGACCATTCGGTTAACAGCCGAACGCACAACCGCTGTGCTTCTGACCCAGAAACGACAAAGCCCCGGCTGTTAACCGAGGCTTTTTATTCTTCACCGTAACAATTCACGGATTTGTAGTGTTAGAACGAGATTATCACAGATTCGGGAAAAGTAAATAGCTCACGATAATTTAGTGAGCTATTTCATCGCGCATTATCTGGTTATATTCTTGAGCTGTGATTCAGCCCATGATTCCTCAATTTCGAACTTGGTGATCAGTTGGTCGTAAAACGGCTTCACAGACTTCTTCCAGGTGTCGAGGCTGATGCTGTCGGTAATTTCACAAATAGCGTTATGGGCCTCAGTCGATGGTACGCGCTCATACCCTCTACCACCGCAGCGTTTACAGTCCCCGATCACCGGCACGCCTTGTGCCTGCGTCAATGCTTTATTCACTGACTTTCCTCTGCCGCGACAGTCATTGCATGATGCGCTAATGACACCTTTGCCCTGACACTTCTGGCAAAGAACCTTCACCACCTCTTTAATCTCCCGCCTGTTCTCATGCTGAGAAGGAATTACCTTCAAGCCCCATTCTTTGGATTTTTTGATAATGTCTCGCGCGCAATCAGACATGCTGGTTTTCATAGTAAATACTTCTGCTGCAATGAAGCCTACCCCGTCGCAGCAGTCGCAGGTCTTTTTGCTTGAGGCGCTACGTGAATAGTCCTCAAAGGCAAAAGTTGCGAGCAATTGCATTACCTGCGGCTTAATATCCGCTTCAAGCTTACGTAAGGCGGCCACCTTATCGCAGCGAGTCATCGCATACTGGGACAACAGTTCAATTGCCTTTGCACGGTCGTTACTGCTGACACCCATCTTCCCAAGGAAAGCGCTGTATCCCATTGCAGCGCGTTCCTGTGTCATCCCCATAGCTGCCATGATGTCAGTACCGGTAAGCGAATCAGAGGCGGTAGCGCGCGGAGAATCGCTGATCTGCGTGGTCTTAGCGAAATGGTACTTAACGGTGCTTTCAAGGTTCATGCTGGCATCTCCTGCTTCTGTTTCGTCTTTTCCCTGCTGCGCTCACTGCTTCTGATGATCTGCTGTGCTGTGTCGTCTCCACCCCGACGCGGGAAGCTGAATCCGGCGCGGAGGATGCTTTCTCGCTGATAGGACTCAATTTCAGCTCTGGTCATGAGTAAATTCCTTTGCCGATTTCCTGTATTCAACGTCACCCGTTTCACACATAATTTCTGCCCTATCACCACTTACAAGCTCTCTCGCTTTGGCATAAAGTCTTTCGCGTTTCGTTAGACCACCAGTGCAATACCATGTGCTTGCAACGAAATGCCTTGCGCCTGCCGGGGTGAATATTTTCACGCTGCTTCCTCCTGCTTCATTGCTTTGAGCTTTGCCCGGTATTCATCACGAATGCGGATGTAGTCATCACGCTTCCACTTCGGTAATTCATGTGGGCCCATCAGGGCATCGAAACGCGCCTGTCCGATTTTGGAGATCAGCGCCGGGCGGTATGCGATGAGGTTTCCTGAAAGGTGGTTGTTACAGGGTGAGCACTGTTTGTGGACATTGTCTTCATCAAAGCGCAACTCAGGATTTGCACCTGTCGTGCGGAAGTGCCCAGCGTGGTACTGGCCTTCATGGTGGCGACCGCAGCTTATGCACGGCAGATGGCGGTCACGGTAGCGAATGAATTCATTGAAAGCCTGTTGCGCCTGTTTGATGAAATAGCTGACCGGCTTAACCTGCTGCTTCTTCTCAGCAAGGCGCTGGCGATCTGCTTTCTCTGCTTCGTGCTGTGCCTTGATGCGCTTAGCCGCGGCTTTCACCTTCTCCTTTTCACGCTCTTGCATAGCGAGGATTGCGCCGTGCTCCGGGCTGCACCAGCGGATCCTGATGTCGTGAAATTTCGGCACGAAATATTCACCACATACTTTGCACTTACGGCGGGATGGTTTACGCATGATTCCTCCGTGCCGCGAGACGTAGCCATTTCTGATCCACCAGACGGGCGGTGTAGTCTTTCAGTGTCGGGATGTCGGACGGCTTAACCGCAGGCTTACACTTACGACGCGCCGGAACGCGGAAGATTTCGTTTGTGATGACGCGGGAAAGTGGATTAGACATCAGGCCTCCTGCTTATCGCGCAGCTGCTGGTACTCGCAACTTTGGGGAATGGTCAGGTGGCAGCCGATATTCATCGCCCAGGCTTCGACTTTGCACAGGAATATGTACATCTCGCCGGTTTCCAGCTCTGACGTATGGCGGAGGGATTGGACCGTGGTTACCTCTCCGGACACGACGTCTACCCGGTCTTTGCTTTCGTAGCCGAGATAGGTGTGCTTCATCGCGTCTTTGACCCACTCAGGCGTAGCGAAGGTCTTGCCGCGGGCGATCAGGTACTCGCTAATTTCCGTGTACCACATGTGGCTGAGCGCGTTCTGCGACAGGCTGCGCTTCTCGCGCCACGGTTTGACTTGCAGGCGGAAACATTGACCGGCATCCAGCAACGGCTGAATCTGCTGACCTATGGCCGCGAAGTTGCCGCGATGGAGTTTGATGCCGTCTACTGGCAGAGTCATACGGCCTCCTTCATGGAAACCGCAGAATGCAGAAAATCGCAGGTGCATTTCTGCATCTGTGACAAGGTGAGGAGTTCAGATTGTGGTCGCATTTAAGTCCCCTTAAATGCGCAGAAGTCACCGGAGTTGTTCAGGCTCCGATGACATGATTATGGACGGTTGATTCAACAAAATCAACGCGAGAAAAAGGCCTCCGGAGAGGCCCTGGCTGTCGATATGGGGATTCCCATATCGCTTGTATGGCAGTTACACCAAATCGGGCAATTTGAAGCCTGCCATGTCTTCCGCCCGGATTGGAGGCGATAGGCAGTCAGCAAACACCAGGGTGCCATCGAGCAAAATCACGAAACCCCACCCCATAAACAGGTTGGCACTACACCAGTCAGCCTTTAGGGGCACATCTGGCATCTTGTCTTGAAAGACTGGGTAATGCTCAGCCAGCCACTCCATTGCGTCGCAGCGATTGAGAGTATATTTGTCGTACATCATGCCTCCTGCTGCGGTGCTGCTGGCAGCGGCATCCAGTGGGTGACATGCTCTACCAACAGATTATCGCAATAGAAATTCCAGTACCTGTCATACGCACCAGACCAAACTTCTCCATACTCATTGAATGCCAGGATGGCCTTAAACTGCTCCGGCATCCGCTCACTGCAAGCCACCCAACCATCCGGAATCACTGGAGAGTTGCCATCGGCACCCTGAAGCATGGCGGCGCGGCTACCATTAACCATCTTCACGCCCAGGCGGATATCGTCCAGCTGAAGGTCGCCTTTAATTTCTGCATGCCGGAAAGCGATCGACAGGAACTCCAGACACTGCTTGTTTGTCCATTCAGGCACAAATACCGGCGCTGGCGGGGTGGTAAGTAAAGACATCAATGCGCAGATTGTTTCCTCGCCGATTTCAAACATCCCGCGGGAGTTTTGCGTCGAAGCTTTCAGGTCTTCGATTAACTGCTCTTTGGTAGTAGTGCTCATGGGTTAGTCCTCACGGAATTTCTGATTCCCTCAGCAATATCTAACAACGATTCCGAGTAGTCGCGTTGAGCGTCATTGCCAAACTCAAACGTGCCTGTGTCGTTATCAGTTCGTCCATGCTCGCTTTCGTAAGACGCGCGCTGTTTATCCACCCAGTTCGCGGCAGCAGTTACACCGTCATTGAAAGCTGATTCGGTAGGCATGAAAGACAGGTCAGCGAAGAACTCGCCAAATCCAAAGCACACTGAGTAAGCGAGGCGACCATGATGCTTGTAGCCAGGATTGGTGATATCGGTAGTTGCATACGTCGCGGTGATTTCTGCAACGACCTCCTCAGGTTTAGATGGGGTCTCTACCCAGGGGATGCAAATCAGGTCGAAGTCACGCGCCATCGTCCCGTGGATTGCCATCGCGTAACCGTGCTTACGGGCTATCTCTGCCAGCGCTGGGTATAGAGCGCAGTAAACTGGTGCCAGGTTAGCTGGTTTCATGATGTCTCTCCTTTACCAGCTGCGGCAGCGCGTTCAGCTTCGCTTTGTTCCCAGAACCACCGATGAAGAGCCATGAGTTCTTCGTCAAGCGGGCCATATTTGCGGTCGAAGTATGCCTGAGCATCTTTCTCCGATTCGTCCGGCAGTTCGCCAGGGCCAAACAGCGTGTTATAAATCCAAGCCAGCCCCTTTCTGGCGTCGCCAGTTCCTTGCCATTCGATGATTGCGGCCTGCATTACCAGAATGTTTTTACCGATTAACAGGTCCAGTTCTTTATGGCGGTTTTTGATGTATGCATTTTCGCTATCCAGCTCCGCAATAAGTTTGTCTTTGGCTTCCAGCTCATCCAGCAGCGCCAGCACATCACGAGTTTCCACGAACATATTCGGGTCGAAGTTATCGACCGCTTTCGCTGCGGCTGATTTCAGTTTGCCTATGTTTCTCATTGTGCGGCCTCCTTTGCTCGCTGATTCCACTCAGCTCTAACCTCTGAATAAAAAATCGGGCAGTCGTTGCCTGGCCCGGCATATTTGCTACCGGATTGAGCGCGGCACGAACCGCAGCGAACGAAATAGAATCGACCACCAGAGCCATATTCTGGATGGTCTGCCTCACTGGCCACATGCGCCACGCCGCCACAAAATGGGCATGGGAGTAGATTGCTCATGACTGAGCTCCTTTGCGTAATTGGGCGGCGAAGTCGCGAACGCTGGTCTCACTTGCGCTGATGTTCATGCCTGATAAATGTTCTGCTAACATCTCTACACCCTGAGCCCGGACTTCAGCTAGGAAAGCCGATGTTGACGGAATAAAATCAGCAGGCTCGACATCAGTTACATCCCCAGTTGTGGGGCATTGCTGCTTCGGCCAGTCGATTAGTTGCATGAGGCATGCATTCTCCGCAGCCAGCGCCGCGCACATGGCATCTGCTTCGGCAAATTTACGCACAAGATACTCGGCGTTGGTTTCGTTAACCTTCAGATCGCGTGGAATGCACTTGCCACGCAGAAAACCTTCCATCTCAAATAATTTCATACCCCTACCCTCCCCCAAACCATCAATACTCGCTTCATTGCCGCGCTATTGCGGCACTCCTGGCAGATCACGTTCACCGACTCAGCACGGCGACCTGCTTTCTTTTTTGCCTGTGCCAACGAATAAACACGGTGGCCTTTCGGGCCTTCAAACTTCAGCTCACCAGAGTTGACCATCACCGAAATAACGCTGGAGATGCTCCGGTAACTGGTGCCCATGGCCTCAGCAATTTGAGTTGCCCCCAGTTTGCTGCCATCACTCAGTACAGATGCGATCCGCGCCGGATAACTCTCATCGCTCACTATGCGTGCGGCAGCGCTGCTGAATGCGCCATTCAACGCGCGGTTCTTCAGGTGGAGAGCGCCAGCGCCTTTCCGCCATTCCTGATAGTCAGATTCACTGGTGAAGTAGCCAAAGCCCGCCATGCTGAAAATCAGACCCAGGTTGCGCAGTGCAGCGATTTCACGGTCCAGTCCCTTACCACTGATGCCAATCACCACAATGAGGTCAGCACGCTTAACAGGCTGGTTAGCGGCCACGTAATCAACGATGCGTTGTTTTAAGCTGTCCATCTCACACCATCCCGTTCGACTTATTGCGGTTGTACTTCGCCAGCAGCAGCTGGATCGGCGTCGGCCCGTGATCAGCTGCGGGTGCTGCAATCGCCCGGCGTACCGGCGGCACTGGTTTGCCCTCGGTGACGCGCTTCTCCCACATGTCCAGCAGGTCGCCCGCCTCGCGTGCCAGCTCACCATGCGTTAACTGGCGCTCTGTGCTGCGGTGGCGCAGTTCTACGCAGATGTGGTACATGACCGGCTGTGACCAGGGGAATTGCTCGCTGGAGGTGAACTCGAACGAACGGTTACGCCAGTCCCAGTATTCGGCGATCACCTGGTCAACGGTGACGCCCAACGCCCCGCCACTCTGCTTGCACCAGGCAACAAACTGGCCCGGCGACGGCAGGAATGGACGCTCCTGGCGGCGGGCAATGCGCATACCGGCATCAACCTGAGCCATCGAGTGGATCCCGTTCTCCTGAAACGCCAGCAGCCACTGACGGCGGAATTCGTTCAGGTCGTCCTGAGTGCGGAAGTTCGCCATGCTGGCCGGGAACGCGGCACGCAGTTGGGTGAACAGCCCGTTGAATACCTGAGCCACCTGCTCGACCGGCGCGCGCTCCTGGTACTGCTCTGGCAGGTTGTGGGCCATGCGACTCATCTGCTCGCGGTCATGGTTACGCATCTGCTCTGCAAGAGATTTCATCGAATCACCCCATAGGCCCAGTCAGTGTTGTTGAAGTCCAGATCCGGCTTTCCGCCTCGCTGCTCACCACCAGCACTGCGCTGCATCGTCAGCTTGTCCCACTGCTTACGCAGGCTTTCCGGGCTCAGGATGTTGGTCTGCCAGAAGTGGTGTTTGCTTGCCCAGTCGTACAGCGCGCAGATGTCCTGGTGCGACCTGTTGTCTATCTGGCGCATCAGGCGAACGGTGTTAGACCAGGAGGTCATGTCCGGGGCTTTGCAGGTTGGGTTAATCAGCTTCACCCTGGTGGAAATCCACTGGGCAGTTTTGAGGTCTTCAGCCGATCCCCACTTAGCACCGGATGGTGTGTAAATCGCAGCTTCTGGATGAGCTGATAAAAATTTCTTGAGACGTGCGTCAGAGTATTCGTCAGAATTCTCGGACGATAAGTTATTTATATTCTTGTTATTACCTTCTTGTTCATGATGTGCGGGGAATTGTGCGGCCTTATGTGCGGTATACCCATCTGAACACGCGCCGTTACTGGCTTCATCATGTGCGCCTGTATGTGCGGCTTTATGTGCGGGTAAATCGTCCATTTTTTGAGCATATTCGACGTAGTTCGTGATGGTGATCACCCTGCCTTTTCGCTTCTCTCCTTCGATGGAAATCATCCCTTCGCGGACAAAAACTGACAGCATTCTTTCCACTGCATCGCGGCTTGTCGGGTTGCCCTGACGGTCACACAACTGAAGGCCAAGATCTGCAGCAGTGACGACCAGTTGACCGGGTTGCAGAGGCCATTGTTTGCCCTTGAAGAATGCAGTGTAGGGCTGTCTGGCTGCGTCAATGAGCAGGTTCTCCCACAGCGCGCGCAGGAATACATCCTTAGCCCAGGACTTCTTCTTGATGCTCCGGTACAACGGGACGTAACCAGACTTCTGGTTCTCCATCCTGTTGCTCCTTGCGGCTGAGTGCGCCGCGAAATTTGCGTAAGCGACGTTCGACACAGTTAAACCTCCTGCGCCTGGCGTTTTGGATTAGCATTTGTCATAATGACCTCGCACTTGTTATCTGCATTTGCACCAGAAAGTCGGTTCTGTTCGCGCAGACCGGCTTTCGCCATTTCTGTAGTTCTCACATAACCCCCAGCATCGACGTAACCATCGTCATCAGCGGCCCTACTTGCTCCGGCATGAGGCGGAACAGTGAAGCTATACCCTCGCTTACCTCTTTCAGCTTCTGATGCTCTGGAGCGTCCAGCAGCACGGCCTGCTTAGCTTCTGCACACTCTTTCATCGCAGAGGCTATCAGCGACATCGTGTCGTTCTGCGGCGCCAGACGGTTGCGATACTCCAGCGGCAGGACCGACATGATTGCCGGGGCCAGCTGGCGAATGTTGTTGGCGGCGTATTCGGTATCGCCATCAATCCAGCGGAATACCTTCTGCATCTGGCGGTGCGAGTCGGTCGGGATATCCAGACTGGTGCCGCCGGTAGCCCGCCACTCTTCCACAATCAGCGCTGCGACAAATTCTCGGCTGCGGCAATCAGCTGCCCAGGCGCGAACAGCTGCACGGATCCCATCGATATTTAACACCGAGGAATCAGGCTCCCTGCGATTCTGGTAAATCATCGCCGTTGGCGAAAATTTGTTACCTTGTTGATACGCAAGTGAATGCATTGCTTCCCCTTTCGTGGTTAGGGCCGCCGTTAAGCGGCATGGTTCTCTGGGTGTGGAAACAGGTCGGGAAGATCAGGTCGAATTTCGTGTGCCTTAATCTCGCCACCAGTAGCGTTTACGATGGCTGTTACTTTTTCCGGAGATACGGAACCACCGTTAAGCCACTTGTGAACCGCTGGCTGGCTAACGCCGCAAATATCTGCGAGTCGCTTCTGGCTGCCAACGATTTCTAAAGCTCGTTGAATAACTTTGTTCATGGATTTTACCTATCCGATTACTGGATTAATGAAAAGATAACCCAAGTTATGGGTATTGTCCATAACCTTTGTTATTTTACTCTACATAACCTCGGTTATATATTGATAAGATGAAAACATTTGCAGAACGACTGAACGCGGCTATGTCGGCCGCTGACATATCTCAAGGACAGTTGGCTGATAAAGTCGGTATATCCCAGCCTGCAATTCAAAAGATGACGTCAGGTAAAACGAGCGGCAGCCGTAAGATGGTCGAGCTAGCTCATGCTCTGGGTGTAAGGCCGGAATGGCTTAGTTCTGGAGTGGGGGAAATGCGGATTGATGGTAATGTGCCATCGGCGGCCCAACCGGTCTCGGAAACAATTGATGTCTTTCGGGTTGATGTTTTAGACCTGAAAGTAAGCGCTGGTCCGGGGTCTTTTATGATTTCTGAATTTGTTGAGGTCCTGCATGCTATTGAGTTCACAACTGAGCATGCCAGATCTCTTTTCGGGAACCGCACTCAAAATGATGTGAAGGTGATGACCGTAGACGGTGACAGCATGTGCCCAACGATTCAGTCGGGAGATCGCCTGTTCTTTGACGTTTCGGTGAGGAACTTCAAGGTTGACGGAGTATACGCATTTGTCTTCGGGCAGCACTTCCATGTCAAGCGCCTGCAGATGCAGGGCCTGCAGTTAGCCGTGCTTTCAGATAATCCGGCTTACAAAGATTGGTATGTGACAGAAGAAAATCAGGACCAGCTATACATCATGGGTAAAGCGCTTATTCACGAATCGATAGCTTACAACAAACTGTAGCAGTGGCCGGAAGAGACTTTTGGTTAGAGACGAAGCTGCGGCTGGTTTGAATGGTTGCTTGAGGGGTCGCAGAGATGCGGCCTTTTTTTGCCTGCAATAATGCAAGCATAACAATAAAAATATTTCTTGCTTGTATGGTTACACAGTGATTATGATGCAAGCACATTTCACAGCAAGAGTGCTTACAATGTCAGAAAATAAAAAAGAACCAACTGGAAAAGCAAAAGGCGGGGTTGCTAGAGCTAAATCCCTCACTGCAAAACAAAGAAGTGATCAAGCCAAGAGCGGAGCTATTGCCCGCTGGGGTTATAAAGCCACTCACATGGGAAATTTCAAAGAGCAGTTTGGGATTGATGCCGAGTGTTATGTTTTAAACGATGAGTTGAAAACACCAGTTGTAACCAAGACCGGATTAGCTCAACTTCTCCAGATAGGCTCTCTTGCTCGCGATATAGACAGACTAATGTCGGCTCCATTCATGAGCGAGATGCGCGATCCAGATTTAGAGGATAAATTAGAAAAACCCCTTAAATTTCAATTAGAGGCGCGATCCAATAATTCGACAATTGCGCATGGATTTGACATCGGTGTAGTAATAGACATAGCTAAACTCCTAGTCAAGGCGAAAGAAAAAGGGGTTTTGCCAGCTAATAGAATTGCAGCAGCAGAAGCCGCACAAAGACTTATGAATGCTTCTGCTAAATCTGGTATTCGCGGCGTTGCATATGCCGTTTCTGGTTATGAGCCTGCGGCGCAGGCGGTAATCGAAGCTTTCAAAATGTACGTTCGAGAAGAAGCTCGTGCTTGGGAAAAAGAATTCCCTGATGAGCTTTACTATGAATGGTACCGACTATACGAACTGAAAAAACCAGAAAAAGGCGGACATCCAGGAAATTTCCGCTGGTTTACTGAGAGGCATATCTACGAAACATTAGCAAAGAGCGAAGGCAAGATTCTCGATATCGCCAAGGAAAATCGCGAGGAAAACGGTAAGAGAGGTGACAAAATCCATATGTTCCTTTCTGATGTGGGCGTGAAAGCACTACGTAGACACATTGGCAAAATTATCGGCATGGCATCCATGTGCGAAACAAAAGAACAATATGAAAGCGCTCTTGAGAGAGTCTTCAAATAAAGTCGCAACCCGGCCACTGCGCCGGGTTTTTTATTGCCCACCCATAAAGCTATCCGCCATTCTGCCGATAACTATTCAGCCTGAAGCTGATAACAATAACTATCGCAACACTACCTGCCCGCCCGTGCGGGCTTTTTTATTGCCCTTTCCGCACTATCTCAGCTGCATCCCTGTTCACACCCTCCCCTATCACGTTTCCTGTTTCCTTCCGGTACTGCTTCAGCTTGTCGATGATGTTTTGCTGGGTCATGGGTAAATCAGCCAGTGACAATTCCATCACCGCCCGCCCCATCGCCTGAATTTTCATGCTTATACGCTCTTCATCCAGAACCATGCACATCCCTCCTGCTGTTTTTTTAAGCATAGCACTCATGATTTACAAAAATAAATTCATTTAGTTATCATTAATTTATAACTTATGTGATTGATATTATAAATTAGGTTATTGCCATCACTCATAACTAAGGTTATCTTTAACCCATCGAAACGAAACATCGACAGCTGAGCGAAGTTAGCCAGCGGCGGACAGCAAGTCGCCTGCTTTTTAACAACATGCAAAGTCGGAACAGCACTCAGTAATCCTGTTTAGACCCCAACGTACAAATTCGGCGCAGCACCGGGCGCGATCCGGTCGGTGTGAGGCTACCCCCTCGCGAAAGCGATAAAGGCGTGGGAACGGGCAACACTGGCGGGATGAGAGGTGCGAAGCGCAAAGAGATTTATTCCAGTCCATTCGAAGTTGAGTGGGCTGGGCTGAATCACAAGAGGATTTTTTATGACTCAGACATACATTCCGGCGTGTTTAAGAGACCTTCCTAAGAAGCGTCAGAAGCCACGCAAACAGGCGATTAAAGAAGCACAAGTTGAGGTCCTAAATAAGGCAATCGCATCGATAAAAGACGATATGCGCGCGTTCAAAACAGAAGAGCAGCGTCGCGGTCATTACCAGGCGATCAGCACACTCTCACAGATTCGTGATGAGTTGTAGCAGCTGATAGATAAAGAATTTCTCCCGCATCAGCGGGTAACGACAGAGCCAGCCTCAAGCACCGGGTGCCGATGCTTGGTGATGGTAATACTGCCATCTCAACCGCACAGGAGACGATGATCCTGTTCTGGTTGGATTGGAAAAGTCTTCTTGGCCCGCCAGCGCGCGGGCATTTTTTTGGAGGTTGCATGTTTGCTACTGATATCTCACTGAAATATGGCACTCATCAGCCAGAGACGATTCTGGCGCATCTTTCCATTGAAGAGGCATCAGAAATCATTCGGGAGAAGCTTCGCGCTGAGGTTCGCTCAGAACTCGAAGGCGAGTATGAGGATCGGATTTACTATGCAGAGGAAGAGGCTTCCGAATGGGAGAGTCGCGCTGATGACTACGAATCAGACGCTACGCAACTGGCGATGGCCATAAGGGATGCTCTCGATGCTGAGAGTCTTGATGATGCAAAAATCATCCTGGAAAGGGTCAAGCGTGACCTTGATAACTATTTCTGACTGAGGTCGCTCAGGCGGCCTTTTTTATTAGCAGCCTCTCTCCGCGAGGGGCTGACGGCAAATCTACTCCACTTATTTGAGGTGATGGTGATGGATATAAAAAACGATGAAGTAGCGATGTTTAAAAGCAACAATGGCGTAATTTTAGCAGCTGACGCAGCTTATGCTGCTGCTGAAGAAGCGGTTAAAGGGGCATCAGATGACCACTGGTATCGGCAGAAGTTGATAAAGGCAGCACTGGAGACTGCCCTGGCATCAGTTATCGTTTTATAGCGATCCCAAAAGGCGTAGGTGCTTCTGCTTTGTACTTTTCCTTTGCTGCTTCACGACAGGCAGGAAGCAAATCAGCAATGCGCTCAATTAAAGCTTCTGGCGTGTTGGCGGATGGGTCTTTTACTGCAAGCGCCAGCGCTAAATCATATGCCACTGATTCCTCAGTTCTCTTTCCTGCAAATACATTCATGGACATAAAGAAATCCTTTTATTGACTGTGGAATATCCAGTCTACGGCATTCCTTTGACTGTGGAAAGTGAAGGAAATCACGCGCCGGGCGTGGCTAAACATCCAGGCACTCATCCAAGTTGAGGCTGCCAGGTAGACGGCCTTTTTCATACCTGGAGTTATTTACGAGTGACTCAAGTTATGACAACCGGCGGCCATCCACCGCCCATTAGCGCAGAAGTCTTTGTTAACGTTCAGCGGCGCGGCTTAAGCGCGGAGATGATTATGACAAATACCCCAGCACAAGGCGCTGCATTCCATATTGAGGGATACAGCAACGGAATTTCTATTCGTGATTATTTTGCAGCTGCGGCTATGCAAGGCTGGCTCGCTAGCTACCCTGATGACAACAGACACCCAGTAATTGCCGGTAATGCTGATGAAGTGGCAATGAATGCCTATCAAATGGCAGACGCAATGCTCCGAGCTCGGGAGGCATCATGATAGTCACCCACAACAACAAGCAGTACACCGTAACCAAAATGGCTGATGGCTATCACTGGAAGCTTGTAGAAGTCGGATCACCACGTAACAGCCGCACCTATAACCGTGACCAGATGATCAATGCCGGGATGGAACACATAGTCAGCCAGAACATAATCAACCGTAATGCTCTTAGGGCGGCGATTAGTAAGAAGGCAATCGCCAGATGCATTGGTGACAACGCAATGCTTGAACAGGCAATTGAGGCCCAGCGTAAAGCGCTGGGTGTCAGGGTAAATCGTAACTCGTTTGAAGTGAGGGTGTGATGGAAGAATTCAAAGGAACGCCTGGTCCGTGGAAATACACAATCAGAAATGTGAATGAAATGATGACGACATTCCACGGCGTGGTTATGGGCGACACGTACATTGAAATTGCAACCAGAAACGAACGAGAGGATGCGCAATTAATATCAGCAGCACCTGAATTACTCGAAGCGCTACAGAAGCTTCGAGATTATGCAGAAGACGTCTGCGGTGTGTGTCCAGATGATTGTCACGAAGAACATCCTCTAATGATGGCTAGCTACGTAATCGCCAAAGCACTAGGCAAGTAACCCTCTCCCCCATTCATCACTCCCTGTCCGGCTATCGCAGACGGGAAGCGCACATCCAAATTTCAGGAGAAACCATGAGCGAAGTAACGGATTTAGTCGTCATTGAGAAACAGAACGCAATGGCGGTATTCACTACCAAAGAGCAACTCGACCCGATTATTGAGGCGATCGAGAAAGAAGCTCGCAGCCTGGTGCCGGATGTGTCGACCCGTAAAGGCCGCGACGCTATCGCATCCATGGCGCATAAGGTTGCCCGTTCCAAAACCTACATCGACAACGCCGGTAAAGATCTGGTTGCCGAGCTTAAAGCCCTGCCGAAGCAGATCGACGAAAGCCGCCGCATTGTACGTGAGAGGCTGGACGCGCTGAAGGATGAAGTTCGGCGCCCACTTACCGAATGGGAAGCCGAGCAGGAACGCATCAAGGCTGAAGAAGCCATGAACGCGCTGCACGCCGAAGCGCTGGAAATGAACATCAAGTTCGATCAGGAGTTGGCGGCCAAGTTCGAAGCAGACCACGAAATGGCTCTGCTGATGAACAAGGATTACGACCGTGACCGCGAAGAGCAGCGCCTCCAGGCGGAACAGGCTCAGCGTGAACGTGACGAGCGTCTGAAGCAGGAAGCGGCAGAACAAGCCCGCCGCGATGCGGAAGCGAAACACAAAGCTGAGCTGGAAGCAGCGGCACGCCGTGAAGCTGAAGAGAAAGCACGTGCAGAGCTGGCGGAGCGCCAGCGCATCGAAGCGGAACAGCGTGCGGCACGTGAGAAGCAGGAAGCAGAAGCCCGGGCGGAAAGAGAAAAAGCCGCGGCGGTTGAAGCCGAGCGCCTGAAGGCAAAACAGGCCGAAGATGCTCGCTTGGCCGAAGAGAAGCGCAAAGCCGAAGAGCAAGCCAAGCGCGAAGCTGACGTGAAGCATCGCAAGACGGTCGGCACCAACATCGTTAACGCGCTCACCAGCCACACCAGCTTAACCCGCGAACAGGCTATAGAAGTGCTTACCGCTCTGAAAGATGACCTGATCCCATGCGCGAAAATTCATTACTGAGGCAACCATGAACGCATACCTCACTTACGACCGCATCGAAGATCGGCGCTGGGTTGATCAGCAGCTCACCGAGGAGAAAGAGAAGTGGATCGACGACCGGGCACAGCAAATCATCGACATGATGCCAAAAGAGCCGTCCGGCCTCTTCCACTTCTCCGTACCGATTGACTCCAGCCCATACGAAGGACTTCGCAGCGATGACGCTGGCAAGGCCTTCAACGATTTCATTTCGGCAGTTGCTTACGCTCAGGCGGAATACGACTGGGAACACCGTACCGGCTGCCCGTTTTAATTTTTGAGGGGATTAACGATGGCAAACGAATTAACAATCACAGCGACGTCGCTTCAGGAGATAGGCGTCGACGTCTCCACCTGGAGCGCGCTGAAGAACAGCATCTACCCTGGCGCCAAAGACGAATCGGTAATGATGGCGCTTGACTACTGCCGCGCCCGCCAGCTGGATCCGTTGCTCAAACCTGTCCACCTTGTTCCGATGTACGTCAAAGACTCGAAAACTGGTAAAGGCGACTGGCGCGACGTAGTTATG